CAACTCCAACCCCAACTCCAACTCCCGACTCGTTCAAATGTCCAGACGGGAGCGATCCGCCTTGTGGAGGCGGAATGGAATGAACTAATTGATTTTGATTTTATCTTGGTGGTAAGGGTGTTGCGTTTCTTCCCATCCCAGGTACAAATTATCAATTTTGTGAACGTTCCAAAAAACAATTAAAGGCATTTTTGGTTTTGGTAGAACTGTCCTTGTTCCCTCGGGCATGAAAGGCACCCTTCTTTTCTTTGATTTTTTTATATGAAAGTGTTTCACTTTTTTGACCGGAAGAGTCTTTTCGGAATTTTTGTCTTTATTTCAGAAGTTACAATTTGCATCTTTGACTTTATTGTTCCGTCAAGGTTTGCATATCCTCCCTTCGCGTATGCGGAGGAAAGAACTTTGTATTTGTCGTCAAAAGAAAGCCCAGAATTATCCGTCCATTTTTTGAATGCGATCTTTGGTCCATGCTCGCCTATCCTTCTGTCTCTGTTTTCTCTCTCCATTCTTTCTTCTTCACTGAAGGTCTCAAACCTTGTGAGGTTTTTTTGGGGCAGAATGATTATTTGTCCATAAGGCTCGCCTTGTCGGAAAATGTGAACCTCTCCCTCTCTTGGAGCCTTGAACACAACGAAGAATATCCTGGACCACCATCTTTGTATGTGTCCTGGAACGAGACACGGAACGGTGCCTGTCTGGTCGGTGTAAAATCTGGGGTGTGGTTCTGTTCTGATGACATATCCTTCCGGCGGCTCAAAATCGTAAGTTCCGGACATCCCGTAGTGCCCATCGGCAAAGCACATCATGGGGGGAGTTTTTTTTCTTTCTTGGTCTCCCGTGACGTATTCTCCGCTCTCTCCTATCATCCATCCTTCGTCGGAAAAGTCTCCGTCGAAAACGACCCTTCCTCCGATTCTTCTCACCCTGCACTCACTCTTGTATGGGTATATAAGTTCGTTGCCGTAGGTGCTTCCTTCTACGAAAGGAGGGCAGTGCCAAGGCTGGGCTTCGGCTCCGTCGCCGTGTTGCTTGTCCTTCCCGGCCCAACCCGGAATCTGTAGCCTAACGGGCTGGGGTGCTGGCCTTCCGTCTATGGATCTGTATTTTACGATTAATTCTTCCATTTTAGAGTACATATAATAACAAGGGGATTCAATGTCTGTCAATCCTGGCAACTATCAGAACAAGAAACTAAACGAGTGCAATCCAATAAGTCCTGCGGAGACAGCACGTGGGGATTCAAAGGCTCCGCGCGGATGTCCGGGTCCCGAGGGGCTTGGAACCGGCTGGGTAGAAAGGCAGTCTCAATCCAAGGTTGGCGTGGGAAGAGAGGCGCAGTGTGACCCGATGCAGACTGGACAGATAGTCGAGGACATGAAGAGCCCCGACCGGGATGTGCTGTACAGGTATTCAAAAAGTTTGCGCGGATGTGATGAGGCCATGGTTGATTTGTTTTCAAACATAGTCGTCATAGATGAAGATGGAAAAGCACACAGGGTTCCTATCGTATGGGGAACGCAAGAGCGTGCGGTTGCATGGATACTGCAGGACAATGTCAGGAAGGACGGGAGCCTGGTAGTTGAGCGAATCAGATTGCCCATGATGGCGATATATTCCTCGGGTATGGATTTCGACCAAACGCGCTACACCTATCACAGGGCGCTGGACTACATGAGGAGGCTGGACCCCGCGGGTCGGCCCGGACTCGCCTCCAAGGAGAAGTACGAAAGGGATACGGTTTTCGGTGTCGCGAGGGGCATTCCGGTTAACAAGACATATACCCTCACCGCATGGACGATGTACATGGAGGACATAGACCAAATTATAGAACAGATCGTTCTAAAATTTTCTCCAGTTGCATACATACGCGTTAGGGGAGTTAACTGGGAGACCTTGGTCAACCTTGACTCCATTGCGAACAACGTTGACTATGAACCGGGCGACCAAAACCAGCGAATCATAAAATTCGAATTTAGTTTTACAGCCCGTACATATATACCACAACCGATGGTTCGCAAGAAGTCGGTCCTCGGCACCAAAGTCGACTTGTACGATGGTGTTGAGGAGGAGAGGATCACGGAAGTGCTGGGAAGGTTAGAGGAAAGTATTGAAAAAATAGAAAGGCAACTTGATGATTGAGATTAAGAACAAAACAAGGGGTCCCGTTCAGATACTTATCAGATCAAGGAAGTCTCCTAAAGCCTTCACGACACTAAATGTACCGGGAATAGGTGCTGGAAACAACATCTATATGCTGGAGGATGAGCGGAACACCGAATACGTAGATAGAGCAGAGAAGATGGGTCTTATCTCGACTAGGCATCTAACAAAAAAAGAATTGAACAAGGGAGAATAACGTCATGGCAATCCTAAAGGGCTTTCCACCCTCGAACACAATTTCGCCTTCAGTCCGAATAACTGAAAAGGATCTGAGTTTCATCGCTCCGGATCAGTCTTTCCACAGGGCAGGCCTGGTGGGTTTTGCAAGCAAGGGACCAATCAATGTCCCCACGCTTATTCAGTCCAGAAGGCAGCTTAACACTGTCTTCGGATATCCCCACCCCGAGGCGGGAGATCCCTATCTCATACATGCTGCCGAGCAGTATCTGCTTGTCGCGAGCGAATTGTATGTCGTTCGCGTAGCCGACACCGATGCCGTGAGCTGGGAGAGGGCGAGGACGGCACAAGCGGAGTTGCCTAGTGCCGGTGGAGCGGTTCTCCTGGTTTCGGGCCAAGCGGGCCCGTACAACCTGAACAAGGACATGTACTTCCGCTGGAGATTGAACAAGGTCTTGGCATCCAAGACTCTAGTGGCTCTTGCGGACATCAATCATCCTGATCCGATCGTCCAGTCACAGGGATACAGCGCTTCTCAGTTGGCCGACGATCTGAACATGCAGCTTGATCCGTCTGTTGACGGCATAGAATTCTTCGCAACTGACGAGTCCATAAGGTATGTGGAAGCGGAGGTTGTGACGACATCGGAAACCGATAACAGTGTCGTGTTCAACTTGGATAATGATGACTTGGTTGCCGGTTCTATAACGGGCAGGGTCGTCGTTGGCGGGGCTGTGGTTCAGACTTTCTCAGTAAACGACGAGGGAGTTTTCTCGTTCAGCAACGTAGTGAGTTCGGCAGTCAAGGCCGTGTCGGGATCTGTAAATCTTGCGGCAGGCACAATAACGATTGGATATAGCGGAAATCTTTCCGCGGGCGTAAACAGCATATCCGTGGACTATAACTACACCGCTTCTTACGGTGCGTCGAGAATAGGCGTAAGAACGACTTTCTCGTTCGGACCTGACGCGAGCCTAGAGCTCGTGTCCGTGAAAGACGCACTTTATGGACCTGATACGGTTGGGGTTGGAAGCAACGTTCATGTCGGTCCGATAGGACTCGGAACGGGAATGGAAGTCGCCCAGTTCACTGGCGGTGTTGCAGGTCCGTTCGACTTCACTACGGTTTCGTCATACGACCTGCAGGTCGTTCTTGACGGAACGGATAGCGTGCTTGTGGACAATGTGGTCCAAACGCTTGATCTGTCGAGCTTCGCCAACAATCCGTCCGTGTCTGCGGCCGCTCTCAAGGCCGCAATAAACAGTCAGATTGCCGATGGCGATGTACCCGGCGGATTTGAAGCCGAGACTGTGGGCAACTTCTTGTCGCTCAGAACCCTTCATGTCGGAAATGACGCAAGGCTTCTAGTGAAGAACGAGAGTTCCGTGTTTGAACTCCTCGGGTTTGACACCCCACTTGTTGGCCCCAACGACCCCACGTCCGACACCGGTCCGTATGTGACCGCCGAGGGATATTCTCCCGATGGCGTGAGCGGAGCGGTTGGTGTTTCAACCTACGGCGTCGTCAGAGGCAACTCCAACAGGCTTGGAGACGTTTCTGTGACTCTGACCGCGGATTCGGCGGGCATTGATGGAAACGCAACGCAGGTCGTGGTCAAGAACAACGTGAGGGAAGGAAACTTCATCCTCGAGGTATACAGCAACGGCGTTCAGGTTGAATCGTGGGGCAATCTCACCAAGGACGAGGCAAGCAGATTTTACGTGGAGACGTTCCTGAGCCTTGTTTCCGATTATGTGAGAGCCCTTGACAACACGGCGAATCCCTCGCCGCCGCTCGACGGAACCTACCAGCTTTCTGGAGGAAGTGACGGGATACCGTCCGATCCGGATGATCAGGATTACTTCTTGATAGGAAATCTGCTCGGCTACACGGGAATTTACGCCCTGAGCGAGCCAGAGCAGATAGACATAGACCTCATAGCGGTTCCTGGACACAGTTCCACCGGAGTTGTCCTCGCACTCATAGACATGTGCCAAAACCTCAGGATGGACTGCATGGCCATAGTGGATGCGCCGTTCGGACTGACAGTGAAGGAAATAATCCACTGGCAGAACGGGGCTCACCCGCTGAACACGACTCGTTTCGATTCGGACTTCGCCGCGCTCTACTGGCCGTGGGTCAAGATTCGCGACACCTTCAACAATGTCGACGTGTGGGTTCCGCCGTCGGGATCGGTGATGGCCGTGTATGCAAGAAATGACGCTTTGGCGGCTCCTTGGTTTGCGCCCGCTGGCGTGACAAGAGGCATAGTGCCGGGGATAACGGATGTCTTCAGTCGTCCGACACTGGAGGAGAGGGATCTGATGTACGGCAACAGAAATGCGATCAATCCGATCGTGCAGTACGCGGATTTCCAGGACTTCGTTGTGTGGGGCCAGAAGACACTTCAGCGCAAGCCCACTGCCCTGGACAGGGTCAATGTGAGGAGGCTGATGTTCGTCATAGAAAAGCGCATCCGCCAGGCTTCGAGAGCTCTGCTGTTCGAACCGCATGACGAGATATTCCGCGAGAAGTTCATAGACATCGCAACGAGGATTCTGCGAGAGGTCCAGATCGGAAGAGGACTCACGGCCTTCATAATCAAGGCTGACGAGGAACTCAACACGCCGGACGTCATAGACAGAAACGAATTCAGGGCCAGAATCGGCGTTCAGCCGACAAGAGCCGTAGAGTTCATGTTCCTCGAGTTCAGCATCCACAGAACTGGGAGCTTCGAGGCGGGATCGGACACTTTCTGATACTAAGAGTTAGATAAAATAGGAGAAAACAAAAAATGCCAATTCAAATGGGTTTGGGAGCCATAGGCGGGGCCAATGTCATCCACAAGAGAAAGTTCCGCTGGACATTCGAAGTCCGGAGAGAGAACGGAGGCGGCAATGTCCCGGCCAGCTTTGTCAAGATGGCGGCTCGTCCCAACATCTCCATAGAAGAGACGGAAATCAACTTCCTTAACGGAAAAACTTATATTCCTGGCAAGGGAACTTGGGAGACGATAACCATCACCTATTACGACGTTGCTGGAAGCGACAACATTCCTCTTTGGAGTTGGCTTGCCGATGTGTACAACTTTCTGCCGAGTGGTGACGGATCGCTTCCCCTCACGCAGAACTCCAAGAGGAGTTGCTACACGGGAACGGGAATATGCAACATGTATGACGGTTGCGGAAACCCTCTTGAAACTTGGACTCTCAATGACTGCTGGCCGCAAGCGGTCAACTTCGGCGAACTTGATTACGGTTCTTCGGAAGAGGCCACTATAGAAGTGACCGTGAGGTACGCCAATGTGTCGTACAAGAACCTCTGCGGATCCAACCCCAGCGCCCAGTGCTGTGGTTGCAGCACTTGATACTGATTTGGGTAACCGGCAAAGTTCGGAACCAAAACAAAAAGGCCGGCGAAATCGCCGGCCTTTTTCATTTTATAGATACTAGATTTCAGAGGAGGGATAAATGGGAAGGCAGATGGGTCTTGGAAAGATCGGAGGGGACGTGTGCATCATGCGCAAGTTCCGCTGGCTTTTTTTCATAGACGGCGTGTGCGACGACGGAACCAACGCCCTGCCTCCGGACAAGGGAGCCAGGCCGAGCCTAAATTTCAAGGAGATAGAGGCTCAACACCTGAACGAGACCATATACTTCGCCGGAAAGCCAGACTGGAAGCCCGTAAACCTGACGCTTTTTGACCTAAAAATGAATAGCAATCCGATATTCAAATGGTTGAAGGAGCAGTACGAGCCATGCGAGGACAAGGGCGACTGGAAAGTCCCCTCGGCGGGGGCTTGGAAAAAGACGGGAAGGCTCAAGATGTACGACGGGTGCGGCAATGTAATAGAGGAATGGGTTTTTGCCAATATATGGCCGAACAACATAGAATGGGGCGACTTGGATATGTCAAATAGCGACTATGTTACAGTTGAACTCACCCTGAGATACGACAGAGCGTGGGCTGTAGACTGTTCTAATTAATCCATATCGTTCTTGAGGAGTTCTCTCATTTCTGCGAGCTTGTCCTCTAATTGCTTTGATTTGAGTTTGAGTTTTCTGCAGGCGCCGCTTTTGTTCAACCGGCCCTTCTTTGTATAGACTCTTTTTTCGTCTTCTAGAAGAGCGGTTACTATTTCGCCGTATCCGTTTTCTATGAGTTTTTTTATTAGCTCTTGTCTTTCAAGGTATTCTATGCTGTTGCTCATTCTTAAAATTATAGATTAATCTAATGGCAAATCAATATCATATTACTGATTTTTTTCAAACATGGGCTTGCCGTTCTTGAAGGAAGAGTTGCCCTCCAAGAATTGCATGTGATTAAGATACTTTTTCTTTAGTTCATTGTAGTTTCTTGCCGTTCTGTAGAGCTGTCTGAAGTGGTTTAGTATGCACGTCGTCATGTAGTTGAAAGCTTTGCCTTTTCTAGAATCGAATCTGTCTATCTTGTCAAAGCATATCATGACGCCTTCCTGCACGGCGTCGTCCGCGTCTATCAACTGGAATTTTGCGTACCTCACTATGTTTTCGGACAGCGTGAAAAAAGCTGATGCGAGTGTCTGCTTGCATCCTTCGTGCTCTTGAATGGCTCCTTTTAGGCTCTCTTCCTTGGTCTTCAATGCACTTCTGTTTTCGGAAGAGTCCACCTTTCTCGCTCTCTTCCTCGAGATGGTGTCCCTTATCTCTTCGGAAATCAAATTCAATCTGTTTATGTCTTTTTTAGAAGATTGAAATTGGTTTATCATCTTTTCAAATATCTTGTTATTTAGATACTCGTTCATTTTTTCCTTGTGTAATTTTCCATTCCTCTATGCGATGCCTGGCTTCGTTCATGGCTTCTTTTATCCATGATTCGGCCTTGTCGTAATAGGCTTTAGAATAAAGCATGCCCAGGCTCATGCTTCTGCAGTGGTCTATATTGTCATCGGTGTTTCTTTGGAAGTTATTCTCGGATCCTATGATCTTTGTCCTAATCCCGTGCTGTCTCAATATCATGTTGCCGAGTATCTCTGTATCGGGCCAGTTCGGCCTTTCGGGAGAGGGTTCATGGCTTTCTAGGCCGTACATCGAGGCGAGGCGCCGCATGCTCCATCCGAAGCCTATTATATCTAGTGTTCTGACATGATACATGCTTGCCGTGTGGGAGATCATGCCTTTCCAGTCGTCGTGGGATCTCGGACTCATTTCGTATCCCACCACTGGGAATTTGCCCTCTCCTTGGCCACAAAGTGAGAGCAAATCCTCCAAAAAATCTCTTCTTCTGATGAAGACGTCAGAGTGCGTGGCAAACATGTATTCGGTTCTGCAGAGGCTCTGTGCTAGGTCCATGGCCATGCAAACGGAGTCGGAAGGGTGTAGACTTCCGTTGAGCCTTATGCAGTGAACCTCCAGATCGGAGTCGTGCATGGACATGATTTTGTCCAGATTATCTTTTTCGCTTCCGGTGTCTATTACAACAATATAGGGGCGAACGGTCTGAAGCCTCAGTGTTTCCACGCAAATAGAAAGAGGCTCCACGGTGTCTATAACGGGTATTACGGCTGTAATTTCGTAATCCCACGGCTTTTTGGGGCAATTGCCCTTCCAAGGCTCGCTATTTACATCTGCATTTCTTAAAGGAGCCAGGGTATGAGACGGCATAAAAAGAAGTCCTAAAGCCATTATGGCACACTATATTAGTTATGGATGGTAAATTTGCAGGAGGAAACATGGAAAACAAGCCTGAATACAGGTATACAAAGATAACGGTTGATGGAAGATGCCTTGATCTTTTGCTGACAGAGGACGAGATTGCGACTTGTTTTGAACGATGTCTGGTTGAATCAAATCAAAAATTCATCGACAAGGCAGAATGTTGCGAATGCTGGCCTGCGGCACAACCGCCAGACTGTCCTTTCTGGCGGAAGATTCTCGGGGCTTGCAGAGAATGCGACCAGTAGACGACTGTCTGGCCTCCTTGCTTTCTATAGCGGAAAACCCTTTTGCGGAAGGGGGGTACCGCAGGCTAGAAAAGTGCTACAAATTAAGCGGGATGCACGAGGAGGCGGATGCAGTGAAATTTCTGATCGAGGCAAAATTCGGTGCCGACAGTTCAAATATTATTGAGAAACAACAAGGACACGATTGAAAAAGCCCTTAAGTCAGTATCTGGGATAGGGAGGGTTGTTGTAGGGAATCTGGGTTCGCACGACGGGAGTCTGGACGTGTGCGTCGGGTACGGTGCGGAAGTAGTGGACATAAAAAATAAGTCCGACTTTTCTCTAATCAGAAACAGTCTTTCCGATGACGGGATGAACTTCTACATTGAGGCGTGGGAGTTCGTCGCGAGAGGGCAGGAAAAAATAAAGAACGCGGCCGATACGAGGCAAATTTGCGTCATAAACGGAGGAATAGCGTCCAAAGAGACGAGGATTTGGATTGGCAAAAATGGTTTCGTCAATCCCGTGTATGAAACGATATTAGATTCTTCTGCAAATTATGATCAGGAAATAGTTGTGGTTGCGGGTAAGTCGCCAGACCTCGCAGGTGAAAGAAAGGAGTTGGTCAAAAAATGGCTGGATTCTCGTCCGACCTCGCCCGAGCCGTACTATTACATGGCATGCTCCTTGCTTTACGAAAGGAAATATGAAGAATTTTTCTTCTATGCAAAAAGGTATCTGGCGATGCAGAACAGTCACGGTGCGGAATCAGTTCTCCTCTGCTATTACATGGCGCAGATAGAGCTGCACACGGGTCGCCTTGATGAGGCTTCTGGCCACATTCTTTTCTGCATCGCCGTTAGGCCGATGATGGCTGAATTTTGGTGTCTTTTGGGGGATATGTTCTACAGACAAAACAAGTTCGGCAAGGCCAGATCCATGTACGAAAACGCCATGTTGATAGGGAAAAGGCGCAAAAGTTCCGACTCTTATCCGATAGAAATATCCAAGTACAAGGAATATCCCGAAAAAATGATAGGGAGCATAGACGAGATATCCACGGACATGGCTAGAAGAATAGAAAAAGCGACGCAGAAAGGGTAGATATCTTATAGCAAGGAGGTCCGGTTGGCCAAATTCAAAGTAGCCATCAAATACAAAGAAAGCTGCTGTGAAGAGATAGTAGAGATAGAGGCCGAATCGGCGGAAAAAGCAAGAAAAAGATGTTCGGAAATGGTAGAGGAAAACAGAGTAGCCGTGGATATGTGTGCAAAAAAAGGCGTTTATGTCAGTCGGTCTATAGCAGACTGCAGACTGTATAAAATGGACTGGAGGGACGAGTTTATTAAGTGCATGAACATCGCAAGCGGATCAGAAAACGAAGTCTAATTCATTGACGACCACGGTCACCTGATCTTCCCAGCGGGCCACATCTATCTGTTTCCTTCCCGGCCCGAGCCTACTTAGCTTTACCTCTAGTTCGCTTATGTGGCAGTTTATCACAGACCAGTGGTTTTCTGCGAGTTTGTTGAGTTCTTTTTCCTCGTCGGGAACTTCTAGGTTTGGATAGTACTTTTGCAGTTGATCTCTGCATTCCTTGGCCACTTTTCTGTACAACGGGACATGGCATGCGCAACCAGGATTGTCTAGAAACTTCTCTAGTTCTGCGGACATCTCCTTCGGCAAAGTTAGTCTGAACCTGGAGTCCTTGAGGGCTTTTTTTATGTCCGCAAGCGTTATCTTATTTTCACTTGCCATCTTCTACTTCCTCCATAAATCTAGCATGGAAGTCCAGGTTTTCCTGTCTCCACTTTTCTTCGTTCCTTCTCATTCTTTCCTCTTCATTCTTTCTGTCTTGCTCCTCTTGGGGGTCTGCGAACTTTCTTGGAGCCACGCCTCTTCCGCATCCTGGGCATCTGTATTTTTTTGAACTCATGCTGTCGTTATTGAGTTCCACTAGGTTCGTTTTGTTCTCTTCGGATATTTTCTTCCATCCGCAAGAGGAGCACAAGATTATGATCTTTGTCATTCTTGCTCTACTCCTACGATGCTCCTCGCCTCTAGGTAATTCATGTATGTGGCGGACATCGTGGCCAGAAAACTTCCAGCCATGCCGCACATGAATACGATTAAGGGATTCTGGTCGATTATGATGTATCCGCAAGCAAAGCCGGCCCATGTGCCGAAGCACTGATAGCAGGAAAAGACCTTGTTGAGCCACTTGGGACAGTTCTTCTCTACGAAATCCCTGAAAGGGATCATGATGGATGCCGGGTCTACTACTATGTTTGTCAGTCCTATTACGGCACAAGCGAAAAGAATAAGCGATGCCATATTCATGCGTCATCTCCAGAAAGTGACATATACTTTTCCTTCTTTTCTAAATGTGCTGAATGCGGTGTAATCGTCTTGAAGATCAAAATCTACATGATCGTCTTCTACGCCGAACTCTGTGCTGTGAACCAGGTGTCTGTCTATTCTATCAATAGTGACGTGGGTTCCGAAGTGTTCTGAAATGATGTCCTCGTGAACGCCCTTGGCGCTCCTCAGGAAATCAAGTATGCATTTCCTGCCCATGGCTCGTAGAACGGGACTTATTCTGCTCATCCTCCATTGATCCCTGAGATGTATTAAATCGGGCATTTTGCGCCATATTTCCTTGTTGTGGAAAATGAGTTCCTCTACGTTTTGAATATTGATGTGCATAGCTCTAATAGAGTCGCACACATTTCATAAAGGAGAATATCATGGCCGATGAGACTTTCAGACCGCAGAAGAGGTCAATATCGCAGGATGAAATAGAAGGGGGATTGAACGAATCTGGGTCTGATAATGCCTCGGACAGGCTGTCGGATATGGCGGCCATGAGACAGCGTCTTGCGGAGGAGGTCGGAAGAGAGGTTGACAATCCTTCGGAGGATTCGGCTATGAGAATTTCGGGCAAGGTTCCCGAGGCGTTCAAGCAGGTGGTCGCCCAGAAAAAAATGCAAGGACAACAGGCCAGAACAGAAAGCAGAAACGCTCCGTCAGACATGAGGGTCACGGGAAGCGGAAGGCTTGAGGAGCTCATCGCCGGCATAGGATCCAAAGGGGGGATGATATACGAAAAGATAGAGCTTCCCTCGAGAGGCAAGTTCTACGATGGCGAGAATGGTCCTGCGGACGGGATAATTCATCTTCGTCCGATGACGGGCGAGGAGGAAGAGATTCTGGCCACCCCTAGATTTGTCAAGAAGGGGCAGGCAATCAACATGATATTCAACAGATGCATGAGAGAGAGTTACGATTCGGCTAATTTCCTGACGCAGGACAGGACATACATGTTGATCTATCTGCGTGGCATATCCTACACGCCTGAATATGACGTGGAGGTGCGGGATCCCGACTCCGACCAGACTTTTGCCACCACAATAAACCTGAACGAACTTTATGTGGATCACTGCTCCGCCGATTTCGGCCCAGAAAACCTAGAGGACGTCCTTCCTTCCACGGGATACAGATTCAGATATAGGCTTGCGATTGGCAAGGACGAGCAGTCAATCCAGGAGTACAGGGAAAGACGAGCGAAGAACTTTGATCTATCCGGCCAGGCGGATGACACCTTGCTCTACAGAACGGCTCATCTCATTGAGGAGATAGAGGGACTTACGGACAAGTTGGAAATTCAGACGCTTCTCAAGAAACTTCCCATACAGGATGTGGCTTACCTCCGCACTGTTGTGAACGAGCCTCCGTTCGGAGTGGACACCAAGATCAACATAACCAATCCGTATACTATGCGGGATTTTGAGATAGAACTCCCACTGGAGTCAAATTTTTTCTTCCCGCGGGCAAAGCGAACGAAAAATACGATATCGAGGACGCAAGCTTAGAACTGTGGAAAAATCTGATGGAGGAGATGTTCTTCTTCATCTACCACATGCATCAGAGCAGGGAAAACTTCATGTCTTTGCCCATAAACGAAAGAAAGTGGATCATAAGCAGGTTCATACAGCAAAAGGAGAAGGAGAATGAGGCCATGGAGGCGGCAAGAAAGAAAGCCAAGGTGAAGAAGTAATATGGCAACAAAAGAAAGAAATCAGAACCCGGTGGTCGGAGACGATCTGAATCTCCGTCTTTTTACCTACAACTCCAATCACAGACAGAATGTGGCGGGGGTGGAGAAGGTAGACATCTATCAGCTCGATTCCTCGTGTGCCACTGAAGAAAATCCTGAGGGCAGAAGACTCGTAATGACCATAGACGGATCGGACGTGGTTGTGGTGAACGATCCTTTTGGAGGTCAGTATGTGGTCACAGTTGAGCTTGAAGACCTAAAATTCACGATAGGAAGTTATGTGGATGTGTGGTCGGTTAGTTTTGATTCTGTTCAGTCCGGAACCGTGACAAATGAATTCCGAATTGTATCCGATCTTTGGTATGCATCGGACATGCCGATAGTCTATGACTTCTCTTACGGGTTTAGACCCAATAGGGTGAGGAGGGGCGAGAGGAGATGGCTGAGCGTGGATATCGTCCCGAACGTTCCGAATGCATCAGACCTTCAAAGATACTACGTCAACTTGGCTCTGGCGAGCCCCGTCAAGATATTCATTGAAAAGCAGTGCGGCAACTGCGTGCCGAAAGAAAGAGATCTGAGGATTGTCGTGGACGGCGCGGATGTCGAACACCGCCACGGATCAGAGGGGTACTACTTCCTTGACACCGTGGCTCTCGACATGGACTGCGGCATTTACGACGTCTGGTTCGAACTAGAGTTCGGTGAAAACAAGTACATATCGGAGCCACTGCAGCTCCAGATATTCTGAAAAGGATTGCTCGGTGTGTGTCGAGGGAGTCCCAGAAGAAACGCTGGGGCTCCCTTTTTTTAGGCAAAAACGCGATTTCGCAAAAAACAGGTTTACGTTCGGAATTTCGTGCGTATAACTGAAGGTGAGACTTCGCAGGCCGATCCTGGATCGGCCGTTACGACCCGCAAAAAGGAGCCAGAAATGGTGACTGCAACCGAATTCCGCGTACTATTCGAGAGCTCAATAAAGAGATCGGAGAAAAAGGTCGCAGGACCCACCGTCGGCCTTTTGAGGGAAATCCTTGTCAATGCGGGGATGGATGAGGGCGAATGGTCTTTACGGGATTCCAGAAGGATCAAGAAGAAGGGCAGGGAGAGGTTCCATGCGATCCGTATTGAGGAACGAAGCGGACGCAAGAGTGTCCGGATATGGTGCAAGCCTGGTGGCAACGACTCGTGCTTTGAGTACACTCTTCTGCCTCCCGCCGAGGTTGACGCCAACATGCTCTTCTCATTGCTTCGGCGAGTCAATCCGGTGAATCTGAAGATACCCGAGTCTAGGGAACTGCCAAAGGCCTTCATCGACCATGTGATTGGCGCAAAGCCCTCTGCTCTTCCGTCCCATGCTGTCGCAAAAGTGGATGTCGAGGCAGACACGCAAAAGGAGATCGGTTCGGAGGATGAGGAGTCGCAAGAATTTAGTCGCGATGCCAAGGCCGAAATAATGGAGGCTGTGCAGGATCTAGACCATATGGAGCATGGATCAGACTCAAAGATAATCGCTCAAGTCGTGTCGCCGTCCAAGGAGTCTGTGGGAGCCTTGCTCCTTGACAAGCCGACTCTCATGTCTGACCAGGGGGCGATGGACAAAGCTCTACTCGCCTTGGGTGTCGTGGCTCCAAACGGATATGCTCGGAAGACGGAGGCGTCCAATTACATAATCGCAAGCCTCGGAATCAAGAGATTCATCGGGGAGGTGAGCGGAGGCACTTACACTTCGGTGGAAGGAGCCATGAGAGCATTGACGATGGCTCTGCGTAGTGCCGGATACCTAGAAAGGGTGCATTACTCTGCGGAGGACGGAAGCGTAAGCAAGGGGATCAAGGGATACAAACTGACACCCAAGGCTCTAAAAAGAATCGCCGCCCTAAAGGCCGTCCGCGGCGAGGTTGTATCGCCTGTGTCTGCGGAGGCTGATGTCGTGCTTGGGAGCGAAGCCTTGAGCGAGGAAAGCGAGGCTGGCCTTAATTCAGACGACCTGCCCAGGCTCAAGAGCCTCATATCGCAACACGAAGAAGCCGATCTCCAGCTGAAGGAGATAAACGGGATACTGGGGAATTTGGATTCCGAAATCGCAGACATACAGCTTGATGCGACGGGGCTTGACCTTGCAGAGATTGATAAAATCAAGCAGATAGAAGTTTTGCAGAGTGAGATTCAGAGGGTGAGAGAGAAGAAGATGGCTGTGGCTGAAAACCTCAAAAGGAAGTTCGCCGAAAGAAAAGAGTGGGAGGACATGAAGTTGCCCCACCTCGCAGAGAAGTCAAGAGTGGAAGCCGAGATATGCTCCATAACGAGGAACAACAAAAAATGATCATCGTACCAGCTTGGATCAAGGAGGATTTGCCGGAGGGAATCAAGGCAATTCTAGGAAGCGAGCCTCCTGACGATGCTCCTGTGGAGTGGATTCCGAGGGAAACAATCAAAAACTGTCTTTATGCTCCGGTAGATTTTGAAGGGAGCAAGATGGCAATGCTGGTTTTCGAGGAAGAGAATGCTCCCGAATCCGTTCGGAAAATCATCGATCCAAAAAGATGACCTACGCAGAACATGTAAATTCGCTTCTTGAAATGCACGGTGTTTCCGTGGAGTGGAAAGAGGGCTATTTCAAGGGGAGGGCGTGGAGAAGGGAGCGAAAGATCAAGATTGCTCCAGTGAGAACGGCCGTGACCTACGCAATAGCCCTCCACGAACTTGGGCATGTATTGGGAAGGCAGTCCGGGTTGAGAATAGACAGGGAAGTTCAAGCCTGGGAGTGGGCGGAGGCGAACGCTCTCGAGTGGACTGAGCCTATGATCGTCAAGGCGGCGAAGTGTGTTGCGTCGTACTTGAAAATGTGCGAAAGGCACCGAGGCATGCATTTGCCTCCGGAAGGTCATCCCGCATGGCGGATGTCGCAGTGGACTCATTGAGCGTCAGTCAAAGAAGAATGCATCTTCCAGACTCATTAGGTCTTCGTATTTGACCGCCGTCCATTCGCGATATTTCATCATGTATTCAAAGGACTTCTGTCCCAAGTCTTCGGACTTCAAGAATGCGATCCTTGGCTTTCTGTCCTTCTTCCAAAACAGCAGAGGCTTCCTTTTGCATCTTTCAGAGTCGGAACACACCTGCTTTAGGAAATCATCCAATTCGCTCTGCCCTCCGTCAAAGGCGGAACACAAATCTATTTCGTTATACCCCCCTTTGCTCTCTAGAACGAATTTGAATTTGTCGGGGCAAATTATGTCCCCCGAATAGAGGTTTGTGGCGGCTCTTGAAAGATGCACATTTTGACCCCATCTGTTTCCACTGCCGACGGATCGAGAGAATTTGCCACCATCCGGATTTTCGGAAAGAACTTTGAAAAAACGCTCGTTCAGACTCTTGACTAGTTCTAGTTCTACCCTCTTGCCTTTTTTGCCCGATTTTATCTTTTTGGGTTTCTTCCGGAATATGTCGTCCACATCAATATCTTCTTCCATACCCTATATACGAGAATGCGGAAGCTAATAGTAATAACTCTTGCACTGATGGCGTTCGGAGTGTACGACTCTAGAAGACCTCATAAAGTAGCGGTCAGGACCGACCCAAAAGAATTGTCGGAAAAATGCTCCGAAATGGCTCTGGAATTAAAAAAAATAAAGGCCGGCCTGGATATGTTGGAGAAGCAGGCTTTTGTCAGTTGCCAAGTCGATTAACGGGCTTTCCTTCGTCCCCGGAAATCTCCTCTATATTCTCCTCGCAGGCTTTTAGGACTGCCTTGAGGTCGTCTTTTTCTTCTATGGCCTTCATTATGGCCACTCCACACTTCTGGAGGACTGTCAACTTGTCCTCCTCGCTCTGTGGCCAGTGGGTATGGATTATCCTTCTGATCTGGTTTACTATTGTCTCCGCATTAGAGACCAGGTGCCGAACGCCCATGTTTTCCGCACTGTCGTTGAGGTCTTGCACGGCGCTCAAAATGTCTGCCAATCTCTGGGCGAAATAGCCCTTGTTTTCACTGATCAGAAAATCCTTGAATTCCATGGGTTTATTTAGGCTCCTCATAAGACATTCCAGGAGGCCTTTGGCCTCGTTTTTGGTCTTTTGCCCTCTCTGACACCCTTGCAGGCCTCTGCGACCGCCTGAACGCATTTCTTGGCCTGTGAGAGGGTCTCGGCGGAGCCCATATCGTAAAGTTCTTTGGCGGTGTGGAGATTCTTATGGCTGTAGGGCAGTTCTGACTGCTCTGAAACGCTTCCTTCCGAGTCGTATTTTTGCTCCTCTGTTTTGGGAACGAAGTAGCATGTGAAGCAAATGGCGGGGTAGGTTTTTTCATCTACGAACGGAGAGTTCTTGTGGGCAGTCGTATAGATGTCCATCTTCTGGTCGCAGATGGGGCACTTTTTTATCATATAGACTTCTTTTCAATCCCTCTTGAGGAAAACCAGTGGGGGCCGTAGTTCACGGTCATCTGTTCCCCTTTTTTGACTTCCCTTATCGTCATGATGGCCAGGAGGCCGTCGTGGATGTTGGTGGAAAATTCGCAATTGTTGTTGTCACTGTGGTTGTAGAACATAGTCCACCCCATCGGCAGGGCAAGTTTGTCGCCCCAGGCCAGCACGTATTTGAACACCTCTTGGTCGGATGCTATTGAGTTGTTCTCGCAAACGACGACGGGAGCAACCTCCACAAATATGCCGGCCTCTATATTTGAATTGGCTACAACTCCCAGTCCAACGTCTTCAAACCATACGATGGAAAGTCTGTTGTCTATGAATGGCAGGTGATCTTTCATTTTCCCGTAGAGCCGAACCCCCCGGATCCTCTGTTGGAGTCTCCTAGGCTCTCACATTCAACAAACGGCAGATTGAAGTGGCTCTCTATTATGATCTGCGCTATTCTGTCCCCTTTTTCTACATGAAAGGTGTTGTGCCTGTCCGTATTCAGCAGGACGACCTTTATTTCGCCGCGATAAGAGCTGTCCACGACTCCCGCAAGAACATCCACGCCGTGCTTGGATGCCAAGCCTGAGCGGGGAGCAACCCGCCCGTAGAAGCCCTCGGGTATCTCCATTGCTATTCCCGTGCCTACGGTCTTTCTTTCTCCCGGGTGGATCATGACGCTTTCTGTGGAGAACAGGTCGGCTCCTGCGTCTGTGGGGTTGGATCGGGCCGGGACTTTTGCTTCTTTTTCTAGTTTCACAACCTTGAGGTTGGGGATGTCAGCATCCGTCTCTGTTCTGTAGAACCAGCGCGATATTGCATTCATTTTCAAGCCTCGCACGAAGAACAAGTTAGTATGGATCTGGCAAGTTCCTGAGCCGGGTTGGCAGAACGCTGGTAGTAGAAGGTTTTGACGCCCATCTCCCAGCCTTCTATGAGGAGGCTGTTGACCTCCTTGGGGGATGCCGAAGGGGGTATCATAAGATTCAGCGACTGGGATTGATCTATGTACTTCTGCCTCTGGGCCGCCTGAATTACCACTTCCTTTTGGCTGATCTCGCCGAAAGTCTTGAACACATCCTTTTCTTCCTTGGTGAGGAAGTCCAGGTGCTGCACGGATCCTCCCTTAATTAGGATGCTCTTCCAGGTCTCCTCGTCATTCCTCTCGTACTTCTTAAGAATCTCCTTGAGATAGGGATTCTTGTACGTGAATTTTCCCTTGGCGAGGTTCTTTACAAAATAGTTGCTGTTGAGTGGCTCTATGCTCGGACTTACCTGTCCAAGTATGAAACTGCTTGATGTGGTGGGGGCGACCGCAAGGGTTGTTACATTTCTGCGGCCGTATCCCTTTAGCAGTTCGGGTTCTCCGTACTCCTTTGCCATCTCCTCCGTGGTCTTGTCTGCTCTTTCCCTGATGGTCTTCCATATGTCGGAATTGAGGAGTTTGGCTTGCATGCTTTCAAATGCGATCATCTTGCTTTGGAGATAGGAGTGCCAACCTAGAACTCCCAGACCAAGAGCCCGTTGCTTCATGGCGAAGTTCCTAGCGGCTTCCATGTACTTCACGCCTTCGGTCTTCTTGATGAACTCTTCGCATACTGCGTCGAGGAAGCGAACCATGGTCTCAACGGCGTCGGTGTCTTTGATTTCGTCCCAGTGCAGGAGATTGAGACTCGACAACACGCACACGAAAGAGTTTTCTTCGTCAGAGAAGAGTTGGATTTCCGAGCAGTTGCCGGTCAGAACGCCGTTGAAGACGGCCTTGTGTTCAAGCGGTTCATTGACGCAGTATGTGTCGCCGAACCCGTCTTCTTTGATGTCAATGATCTCCACCCTGAACATTCTGCCCTTTTCATTGGAGAACGGAAGCAGCATGTCCCCCGGCTTGAGTTCTCCAGCCCTGACCTCGCGACCGTCTTTGAGATAGAACTTGTGGTATTCCGTTGTGGAGATGCTGTTCCACACGGTCGTTTCTGTGTCGTTGTCGTCGAATTCTCTCTTGATAAAATTGAATCTGATGAGTCGTTGGTTTTCGCCCGTCTTGGCTATCTTGGTTTTAGACCATTGCTTGCCGTTCCAGACTTCGACCTCTCGGCCCTCGTTGTCGCCGATCTTGATCTCTCCCTCCTTTGTGAGAAGCATCGTGTCGGATGAAACGCAGAGGTTGGACGCCTTAATCTTAAGTTTGTTGTCCTTGTAGACCTTCGGGGCGTTCTTGTTCGCTGTGTCAACGAACATGATGTAGGGATATCCCGTCTCAAACCTCTTTTGGATGACCTTAGCCCAAATCTTTCTCTTTTCTTTGTCTCCTTCCACAAGATCTTTCATGAACTTGTCGGTGACGGTGACGCCGATGCTCATGTTCTGGATGCTGTGTCCTTCACTTCTGATCTGCAGGAATTCCTCTATGTCCGAGTGTTCTATGGGCATGTATGCGGCAAATGATCCTCTTCTTGCGCTGCCCTGGCTGATCACCTCTGCGACCTTGTCAAATATCTCCATGAAGTGAACGGCGCCGCTGCTCTCTCCGCCAACACTGATCTTAGTTCCCCTCGGGCGTAGGTCTCCGAAAAATCCGCTCGTACCTCCGCCCATCTTGCTCATGATTCCGACTTCGGCGGCCTTCGTGAGAATGGCCTCCATGTTGTCCGAAATGAAGCTTCCGAAGCAGCTTACGGGCAGACCCCTCTTGTTGCCGAAATTAGTCCAGACGGGCGTGGCAAGGGAGTAAAAACCCCTGCTCATGTAGCCCTCGAATTTGTCCGCAAATCCCTTGATTTTGAGTATTTTTTCCGCGTTTTCTGCGATCTGTCTGATTCTCTGCTCGGGGGTCACTTCGGGTTCGAGATAACCCCTCTCCAGGAAGAGACGGCTGTGGGAGTTCAGCCAATAATATTCTTTGGTCATTTCTTTCTTTCTAGGCTTTCTTACCTACTAGAGTTAAATCAAAACAACTCTTCTGCCGCGAAACTTTTTGCCCGTTTTGAGTACTCTACGGGTCTTGAATGGAAGAAATCCGACTGGTTGTTGCCCAGGACTTGCTCCTCGAACCAGACCGTCTTCGAAAGCAGTTCCTTGTTTACATCGAATATCTTCTTGAATCCGATCTCCTTGAGCGATTCGTTCATTCTGTTCTTGACGAACTCCTTGAGGATTTCAGAATTGAGTTTCTCCTCGCCGTATCCGTTCACAATCCACTCTATGATCTGGAGCTCGTATTTGACAGCCTCGTTGGCTTCGTGGATGATCTTTTCCTTGAGTTCCTCGTCAAACAGTTCGGGATGCTCTTTTTTGATGACATTGATGATCTTCATGCCGATCATCGCATGGAGGTTTTCTTCCCTGCTAGTGTATTCAACCTGCTTGTTGGTGTCCTTGAGGACATTCTTGTATCTTCCAAACCAACTTATGGTGTAGAACTGCGAGAAGAGCGCGATGTTCTCAACGAAGAGAGTAAAGAGTATTAGTGAGTATATGAACTGCTTCTTGTTGTCGGAGTGGAACTTGTGAAGGTGTTTCCTCAGATAATTAACTCTTCCCTTAATGATGTCAAGCTCAAGTATCTCATCGAAGGCGTCGTCGATTCCGAGAACTTCAAGGAGGCGCTCGTAGGCGTCGCCGTGTATCACTTCGGTATTGGCCATGACATAACCCATGTCATTGATGCTCGGATGAGGCAGGTTGTCGCCGAGTTTCGCCCAGAACTTCTTGACGCTGATTTCCAGCTGGCCGATGGTCGCGAGGGCGCGGACTATTATCTCCTTCTCCTGCTCCGTGAGCGAGACCCTGAAGTCTTGTATGTCGCTGGAGAAGCTGAATTCCTTGTCTGTCCAGAAGCCGTTGTGCATGGCCTCTATGAAATCTTGAGTCCACGGATATCTGTCGGGTTTGCGGCTGATCTGCTCTTCGAAAATCATGGATTCTCCTGTTGTTTCGGCTTTAGAAGTGTTTTGAATGAGGGTATGTAAGTCTATTAACTAGATTTTTTTAGATGCGTGAAGCCTTTTCTTTTTTCAAGGCTTATTAACTCGCATCCGTCCAACATTTCTAGCAGATTCTGGTCATGGGTGGTGATGAAAACTTGCCTGTCTTTTGCGAGTTCCAGAATCATATTATATACCCCAACCACCCCTATTTGGTCAATATTGGTTGTGACCTCGTCCAGAAAAACAAGACTCGGACACATTCCCGAACTTAGCATCATGACGTAGGCGAAGGCCTGCGAGACTGCGAGGTTGAGTCTTCTTCTCTCTCCGCCGCTCATCGCATAGTAGACGAAGGGATCTCCGTCCGAGGGATTTCGCTCTATTTTTTCCTCGAGTTCGTTGTTGAATTCCAGGCTGATTTTTCCATCTATGAGAAATTGAAGCCAGTATGCGACCCTTGAGTTAAGCGCAGGTATGATTCCGTCTATGATGAATTTTCTTATGCCGGAGTCTCCGAACGCAACTGACCAGAATTCGTAGTATGGGAGTTGGTTCTCAAGTTCGTCGAGTTCCTTGTTTTTGGATTCAAAATCCGACTCCCTGGTCGCTATCTCTTCTGCCAGGTCGTCTATTATTTTTTTGAAGGGCGTGTCGCCTTCTAGTTCCCTTTTCTTTTCCGAAACCTGTTCGTTAAGTCCTTCAATTTGCTTTGATATAAGCTGGTTTCTTATGTCCTCGCCTTGGGGCTTCTCTACTTTGTTAAGGTTGGCGAGTTCTTTTCTTTTTTCGACGAGTTCTTTGGAGGTCTTGGAAAGACTTTCCTTGGCCGAGGCTATTCCCTCCGAGATTTTAGAGAGGGTTCCTTCTGTGGCCTTCAGCTTTAGGGAGAGCTCTTCCTTCTTGGACGATTCCGACTCCATATCGCCTTGAAGTTTTTCTATGTCATTGAGTAGTTGCTCGGTGTACTTCTCGTAGTTTTCTTTGGAGACCTTTCCGAGACAGAACTTGCATGTCGCCCCCTCGTTTTTCTCCAACCTTCCTATTTCTTTTTTATTTTCTTCTATTTTGGAAGAGATTGCCTTGATTGATCCATCCAATGTGTCTAGGGCTATCTTGTATTCGTTCTGCTTCTGTTTTATCCCCGAGCACTTTTCTTGGGCAGTGTCCAGAACCTCTTGAATTTTGATTTGTTTTGCTTCCGTCTGTGGTATTTCGGAGTTCAGTTCCCCTATTCTGGCCTGTGCGGCCTGGTACTTGGAGGACTCGGCTCCTTCTTGGGTGGTCTCGAGCTGGTCTTTGAGTGCCTTTATCTTTGAAAGAAGCGACTTCATGTCGGCCTTCCTCTGTTCTATCCAGCCCTCCTCCTGCTCCTTGGCAGCCTTGATCCTTGATTTGGACTGCTCTAGTTGTTTGCGTATGTTCTCGTAATCTATCTGAAGGACTTTTATTGCGTCCTTCTTTTCTTTTTTCAAGTTCTTGGCTCTTTCGGCGAAGCCTTTGTACTTGTCCAGCGACAGAAGGTTCTCGACTATTTCTCTTTTGTTGGAAGCATCGCACTCCAGAAAGCTTCCCGCGTTGTTGTCGGTGAATACGACCACATTTACGAATGTTTCATAGTTAAGACCAAGCTTCTCTTCAAGAAGTTTCTGTGTGGCCGGCTGTCCTCCGAGGGTTATTTCTGTGCTGTCGTCCCATATGCCGTCCGGACTCTCCCAGAGCCTGAGGGTGTCGGGTTTCCTTGTGCGAACGACCCTGAAGTCGCCCCACCTCACTTCCGTCTTCAAGCCTTTTCCGACTTGATTGTTTATGACGTCCTTGTGGTTAATCTTCTTCGGGTGTTTTATTGTCTTTCCGAAGAGCGTGTAGACAATAATCTCGGGGATGCTGCTCTTTCCTACTCCGTTGCTGGCGACTCTAGACTCGCTGTCTACCACGTCGAGGTTGAATCCCTTGACGAGGACTATGTTGCCATGATCCTTGAAATTCAGCTCAAAGGCCTCTGGTCCGAAGCAGAGGAAATTCTGCGCATAGATGTACTTGATGTCTAGGCTCTTCATTCTGTCTCCCGGCATATTTCCGTGCCGATCCTAATGAGCATTTCCTTGTCAAGGTTTTCGGAGTTAGCTTGCTCTACGTATTTCTCAAGCATCTCCTCCTCCTTGTACAAGATCGCCTTGGCGTCTTTTATTGCGTGATCCTCCTGCTTCTGGACCTGCTTTATCTCTAGGGACGAAACCTTGGAGTTCTCAAGTAGGCTTTGTCGGATTTCAGTCATCTGCCTGCTGGCTATGTCCTCCACTTCTAGCCTCACAAAATGTCCTTCCAAGTCATAATCGGAAAGCTCATTCTCCTTGAGGATGTAGTGCTTGGGGCTGAATGTGTTTTCTATGTACTCGCAGCTTCCGTCCGACGAGTCAAAGATTATCACATGCTTTGATTGAAAGGCTTCGCCGAATGAAAGTTGCAATGGCGATCCGACGTATTCAACTTTGTCATCTAGTTTCTGTTCGGCGTGGTAGTGTCCAAGGAACACGCGATCCCAGTTGGCGAATATGTCGGATCCCACTCTCACCATATCGCCGTCGTGTTCTATAGTGACTTCCGACATCGTCTTGTATTTGACATTCCAGACGGCTCCGTCCACGGATATGTGTCCTCCGAGGACTTTCATGCATCTGCTGCCTTTGGCCTTCCAATCTTTTTCCACTGCCTTCAAATCTTCTATCGGATTGTGGGTGTAGGGAAGGAAGCCGAAGGGGAATTCCTCATCATTGCAACGGATGATCTCTACGCTCGGGGAACTAATTACCTTGACGCCGGGAAGGCTTTTCAAGGGGTTGACGCTGGATACATCTAGTTTCTGATAGTGCCACAGATCGTGGTTTCCAAGCAGAAGGAAGAGATTGGTTTTTCCGTCTAGGTGCTTTTCAAGGACATCAAAAGTCTTCTGATATGTCAACACATCTATCTTCTGTCTGTCGTGGAATAGGTCGCCGAGGAAGACGATGTTGCTTATCTTCCTTTTGCTGGCTGTTTCGAATATCCATTCCAACGCTTCTATGCAATGATCAAGCCTCTCCGAAGAGCGCTTGTGGGGGTGGATGTGGAGATCGCTGAATATCAGAACTTTCATGGGCTTTCCGGACGCCCATTGTATCTAATATTATCTTATTGTCCAGATTTCTTTAGGGACTTTTCCAGAGCCTTCCACACATCCACGCTGTTGATCCTTTGGACTTTTGCGGCGGGAGCGGGGGACGCTCCTCCTTCTGGACCGAGACCCGAGGACATTCCTCCCATCGGAGGTCCTCCGAGGCCTGGTGGTGGACCTCCCGGCCCTCCGCCCAAACCTGGCGGGATGCCCATGCCGACTCCGCCTCCCGGCGGACCGCCCCCTGGAGGTGCGGCGTCCGGAGGGCCTCCCGGTCCTCCCGGCGGACCTTTCGGGCCACCTGGGGGTGGGCCGGGGGGCGTCGCCTCCATCATCATATATTGGTAGAAAGTCTTCACGGACTTATATATGCCATGTCTATATAATTAAGGACTGAACAAAGGAGGTTCAAAATGGACAACATGGACGCTAAAGATCTTATCGTTCTTTTGGTGACTATATTTCTTCCGCCACTGGGGGTCGCCATCAAATTCGGATTCGGACTCAAATTCTGGCTGAATCTGGCCTTGACATTCCTTGGGTACATTCCTGGGCTCGTCCACGGCCTATATGTCGTTCTCAAAGGTTGATTTGGGGAATCTTTGATACGATCATGTTCCAGTTTTTTCGGACCCATTCATGAAATGCCTTTTCTGCGGCCTTGGGACCGATTTCGCTGGTCTTGCCTGTGGTCTGGAACTCGATCTCGTGGGTGGCCTCGTGGACTATCGTGCTGGCGATCTCCACGACGGCCTCCTTCGTGTCGCCCAACTCCCGGACTATCTTCTGAACGTTCACATGGATGACATCCGAAGGGACGATCTGTCTCTCGTCTATGTCAGGAATGTGCTGTTTTATGACCGCATTGGGAACTTTATTTAGTGCATTCTGCTGTATGACATTCTGTCCAAATTTAAACTTTATCTTATTGGCGACTGCCGGTCCTATTACCTTCTTGTTTTCAGAGGAAGTATAAAGTCCATAAACCCCGCTGTTGAGTGGGGCTATGGTGCTTATGTTATTGAGTATTTTCTGGTTGGTTGCACGTCCGTAGAGTTGCACGAGCTTTATCGCGTACTTGGCCTTGTTGTAGAGGTGGTCTATTCTGCTTTGAACCTCGTCGGTACCAACGGTACTCTCTAACCAGCTTCTAAATCCTGTCATGGGCATATATACCTTATCTGGAGGTGAAAATGCAAATTGTGAGCGATTTTTGGTGGGTGTGGCTCGTGGCCTTTGTGCTTTCGGGAATTTATATTTTGCGAGCAAGACAAAAGGCATCTGAAGGAGTCCAGGCTCAATTTGTCGTGACGGGATGTCTGCTTTTTGTTTTTTACTCCGTATGTTTCTTGTCTGGCGTGTGTACTATATTGAATTTTATTTGGAGATGGGTTCTGTAAATTATGGAATACGAATTAAATCATTTGACTCAAGATACCCGGAGGGTGGCCGGGCCGATCCAGGACGACGAGGCTCTTCTTTTGTATGCTTTCATACGATGCTCTGGGGCGAAGGTTATTTTGGAAGTCGGCGGACAAACTGGGTATTCGGCAAAAAACTTTTTAGCGGCCGTTGGATCCGATGGAAAGGTTTACACGGTAGATGTCAATCCCGTGCCGAAACTTGGAGAAAATCACATTTTCATTCAGTCCAACATAGTTGATCTTGATTTGGAAGGCATTCCCAAGTGCGATTTAGTTTTTTACGACGCTCATGCGTACAAAGAACAGTATGAATTTCATAAAAAAGCATCAGAATCAAAAGTAATAGATGATTCGACCACGATAGTTTGTCACGACACCGGCCTGCACAGCCAGCAGTTCGTCGGGTGGTCTGTTCCCCACGGGAGCCATTGGATGCATCAGTCCGCCGAACGCATGCTTGTGAGAAAACTTTGCGAAGACGGATATCAAGCCATCCATGTTCACGATGACGATTCTTCGGAACCCAGGCACGGCTTGACAATACTGCAGATGCCGAAAGAACTAGCATAGATTAAAGATGTTGAACCACGTTCTTTCACAATAATGGGCTTCTACGGGACTAGATGAGTGCAACAGCGTGTTGTAAATTGAAATGTAACTTTCAAGCTTTCTTTTTAGGATAAATTCTTTCTTTACAGAAAACAGAGCATTCCAAAATACCATAGGACTTTTCTGGTATGGCTCGCTAGTGGTTTTCTCCCACCATTCTCCCAAATTGTATCCCTTGGGATTGGATATTTGGCCCTTCCATTCCGATATTGTGAAGTCTTTTTTGTTAGACATATGTTCTCCCCATCTGTCGCTGGAGAGATTTTGAACTTTGTGGCTATATCCTTTTTCTTCTATGTTGAATAGGCTTTCCATGTTAATTGGGTGTTCTAACGGATTGCCTTGAAGAAATATCAGGGTTTCATCAAGATTGTGATAGTTGGTTATTACATGTCTGAGGTAGGAGTGTGATTCTCTTCCTACATTTTCTAGTCTTATTGAACTTTCTATTTCATCTTCGCCCTTGTTATAGACTATGGAATTGTATTTTTTAGACCAAGAGACATCCTCTTTATATCGAGCGATGATGACTTTGTATTCACTCATACGAGGCCCAATCAATTTGAGAAAAATTCATTTTAGAACGAACAAAGTTCATTTGATCCATTTTTTCTTTCATGTTTCCCACGCAAGTGGCGTGGTGCATGACTATGTTGGCAGAATTGATCAGCCCGACATAATCGTCATAATGCACACAACATCCGTGGACATATTTCCTGGCCTCTAGAAATTTGGCTTTTATTCCTAGTGATCTTATTTTGTGATTGATCACCTCTTGATCAGCCAATCTATAATTTGTTATATCAGTTTCGCAAACCTGCCTAACAAAATTCAATGTTGTATTGTTTTTTTTGATTAGAAAAAATCCTCCATTGAAGTCGCCTTGCGAGTTTTCGTCTACAGTTCCTCCTTCTCGCTGTCCGAGGTATTCTGTGTCTGATTCGGACATCAAATTGGCTCTTTCAAGAAGATCTTTTGGTCTGAAGAATTGTATGTCTGCGTCGGATATGCAGATCAATTGACCTTCTTGGGATTCAGAAATGGTATGAAAGAGAAATTTTATTTTTTCAGAAAGATTTTCGTACCAACTTTTTGATCTGAAATTTCTTTCTGTGTCGTTGGTTTTTATTCTATTGAGTGAGATTTCTATTTCAGCAGAACATTCCGCCAAATTTGAAATTAAGTGTCTGCACATCGGAGAAAAGTGATCGTCATAAGTTATGCAGAACTTTAATTTCATGGCAATACCCTCTTCATAGTTATTGCCACGAAATTTATTTTAATTTTTCTATGCAATGAATTATATTTTTGTTTTTTGAGAAAGGCCCTGAATATTTTTCTTCCGAAATCTTTGACATGACGCAGGTCACTGATTTGTTCTCGTCCATTATGACTATGTCGTCTCCGTTCCTCTTCCAGAATCTCTCGTTAAAATTGTTATAAACACCTATTTTCCCGTCGCTATCAAGCCTTAGCGTTCCTATATTCCTACGTCCTCCGTTTTCCTCGGCGTAGAACTCCCAGAATTCGCCTGCATTGGGGTCTTTGCTGATCGGGCGGTTAGACTTTGCTTCCAACATATTTTTCTTAAATTGTTCGTATTCGCCCCATTTTTCGGTGATGTAATGAATATGAGAAAATCTGCCTTGGGGGTTGATGGCGCTGTAATCCTGGTTTTTACAGAAAGGAGAAAGAAAAAGACATTCCACTATTGGGACTTTGGCAACTCTCGCGGCAACATACGGCACTTGGTCTCCAAATATTGGGCGACGAGCCTTGCAAAGTTCCATGAACTCACGCAGTCCATCCCAGTTTTTGATCCTTTCCACAGCGGGTCTTGAAATTATAGATGGTTCCCAAGCGTGTATGAAGTAAGGAGTTGTGTCAAACTTGCTTATGTCGTTGCTGGAAAAAAGAAAATTGGGGACCTTCATCAGTCTTATAATGTTCTGGAGCCCCATTTCAAGATCGGTATTTCTTCCGCCCATAAGCATCATCGGATCGCGGGAGTCATAATATTGATCTAGAAGTTCAATTGTTTTATCAATGTCAGTGCTGGAGTCGTCATCCACTTGCATGACCCAGTCCGATTCCAAATTTTCTTCGGAAAGATATTTAATGAACCTCATGCTCAAGGGAAGTTCGGGATATTTGTGCCATCCGAATGATTGATCGACGAAATCGGGCCTGTCTTCTTCCTCCACGAGAAATACTATCTTCGCTTTGCATTCTGGGTCTGAATTCTTGAATCCGTAGCTTCCTATGAAATCCATGAGCCTTTTCTTGTACTTATCATTTTTTGCACACGCCAGAACGCACAATGTAATTGTTGATTTCATCTTTTTTTCCCCAAGTTTAACGAGTATTTTCTTAATTCTTTTTACTGCATCGGAGCGCTTTAGATTTGATAGGGCGAACTGATATGCGTTGTCGGCTATCTTCTCGCACTCATGGGGGTGATCCTCCGCCCATTTGAACTTTTGTTCCATGTCAGAAAGGTCTTCGGCGACCGGGATGTAATGAACAAACGGATCCATGCCCCAGAACCAATATTCATGAAGTCTTCTTGCCTGATAGAAGAGAACTCTTCTTGTGTGAAAGAGCAGTTTGGTTCTCCCGCTATAGCCGTTACCCTGAAGATCAAGCATGTACCTGTAGTCGCAGTGATCAGGAAGCGACAAGTATTTCTGAGGCAATACAGAAGAATGTCCCCAGTGGTCTCTGTGGTAGACTATTTCCATCTTCGGATGCGATGAAAACTTTTCTACAAAAGTCCTTCTGGTTGGATGACTGATCTGTCCTGCCCAGAAGAGCTTGTCAAACTTGTAAGGATATTTCGCCCTTTCCTTAATGCGTTCACACATCTCGGAGTAGTCATCTATCTTGGCCTCTTTCCAATGGTCGAATATGTAGCACGGAAGAGTTCTTTCGGTGTATCTGTCCGAGCAGATCGTATATTCCCCGTCTCCGTGGTCATCTACCTTGAACAGTGCATCAAAAGAGGCAAGATTTGCCTTTTCCTCATCTGACATGGTGGAAAAGGCCTGTGAAACGAGCCTTTCCATGCTCCCGCCTCTGTCGCACCAGCAATTTCTGCTCGTGGTTCGCAATTCTCCGTTGTTCCAAGAAACTAGAACATCTCCCATGACTATAGAATAGTTGGATAAAAAAGGCTTTTTCCGCTATAATTAAACTATGAAGGAAACCGTCCTCCGCATCCAGAACTGCTACTCCTGGCTCTACTGCGAAAAGCCTGCGGTTTTGAGCGTACTCCACGAGAACATGAGGTTCCGGGAGCGGGGCTACTTCCATAGTAGGCTCTACAAGCAGAAGCTCTGGGACGGGTACACCGAGTTCTTCAGTAAGAAGACGGGCAGATTTCTGACCGGACTCCTCCCCGAGGTTAAGGCCGCCCTCGCCCACATAGGTGAGGAATTCAGGGTTCTTGATGAGCGGGGGGAATTTGAATTCAAGTTCAATGAAATAGACGAAGACTTTCTCGGCAAGGGCATAAAACTCTACGACTATCAGGTTGATCTTACCAATGCCTTGATCAAACACAGGCGGGGAGTGATATGTGCGCCCACTGCCGCGGGAAAGACCAACATTATGGTATCAATTCTAAAGGCGTTGCCCAGTGGATGCCCGACTCTTGTCCTTGCGAACAAGAAAAGCCTCGTGGAACAGAACTACGAGGAGATAGTTAAGTGGGGATTCCAAAATGTAGGAAGGCTCTACGGAAAATACAAGGAACCAGGCGTCATAACCTGCGCCACCGTGCAGTCTCTCCACAAGATGGAGCCTCTTCTAGACAAGGTTAAGGTTCTTGTGGTGGACGAGATACATGAGAACATGAGCAAGGAGCCCAAGAAATACTTCAACAAGATGAAGAGCTGCTCGGTGAGAGCCGCCGTGAGCGCCACTCCATTCAAGTTCGGAGGAAAAGACCTATGCCAGAAGTGGCTCGTAAAGGGCTATTTCGGCCCTGCCCTCAAGTCCAAAAGTGCGGGCGGCGTTCTCACTACGAGCCATCTCCAGGAACGCGGGATGCTCTCGAAGAGCCGTTGCGTTTTCTACCCCGTGAGGGAGCCTGATCTCAAGTACGAGATATACATGGATGCGGTCACTCGTGGCATAGCGGAGAACTGGCACTTCCACGAGATGATAAAAAACCTTTCAGCCAGGCTAGAGGGCAGGACTCTGATTCTCGTAGAGCGGATAGCACAAGGCGACTCCCTCGCCTCGCTCATCCCCGGATCTTTGTGGGTTCAGGGAAAGGACGACCTTGATACAAGAAAGATGGTCATAGAAAAGCTCAAGACATCCAAGGAGCGGGTGGTGGCCATAGGCACGCAGCAGATTTTCACCGCCGGCATCAATGTAATGACTCACAATGTGGTCAATGCGGCTGGAGGCCAAGCCGACCACCATATCATTCAGAGAGTTGGCAGAGGGCTCAGGACGGCCGACGACAAGGATATTCTCAACTACTACGACTTCGTGTTCCACAACAACGACTATCTCCTTGAACACAGCAAGAAGAGGATCAAAATACTTAAAAAAGAGGGTCACGAAATAGTGATCAGGAATGAGATAGACTTCTGATCCCGTCCCATATATAGCCTTCATGGACACCTTTAGGCAGTGGCTCGAGAGCCGCGACATATTCGGTTTCGAGGGAAAAAGAGAGGAGAGGCCCAAGGCCAAGGATGAGGACCCAATAGTCCCCATGAACGCAGAGGTCATCATAGAGACCATGCTCGACACCGAGATAGAAGGCCGAAAGGCATTCTCGGACTACCCAGACCAGGTACAGTGGGGAAGGGAGCCAGGGGCAATGCAGATGGTCATAAGTCCGCTTGGCTCTTTCAAGAGCATCGTCAGAAAGCTTCAGACCAACCTGAAGGGAGAAAGCGTCTGGGTGTGCAAGAAGATAATACCCTACAGGGACATCATGCACTCCAACTTGAGATTTGACGAAGCGTTCGCCATGGATCTGTTCGAGCAGATAGAGGAGATTAGCAAAGGTGAAATAGAAGCTCCCGTTTGGGATTACAACGGTCTTGAGCCTCTTACGCTCAAAATCGCCAACAGATGCATCAGAAAGGATGTTCTGCCTGATATCTTCGTTTTCAGGGGTGTCCGTGAAATCAAGAAGAACGAGAACTATCTGATATTCTTTGAGCCAAGGGGTCAAGGAGTTGAAGCTCCGGGTTCCGCTCGCGTGGAGCAATTCGTGATCGATATGAGTTATGACGGCAGCACGGGCATGATCAGAAGTTTCGGCCATGACATTCAATCGCCAACTAAGGGACATCTCTGGTACCCCCAGCCATCCGAGTGGGACGAATACTTTTCACCCACGCAGGATCAGAACGAAGTGATTCAGGCGATATCTTCTGCATTCAGGACATACTAAAATGACATTCAAGCAGTATCTCGAAGAAATGGCGGGGACTTTTGGATTGGTTTCATGCAAGGACAGAAAAAATCCAAACTTTCAGATTTGGGGAGCTATGTCTGATCTCAAATGCAAGAGCAAGAAAGGAAAAAATTCAATCCTCAAAATGAAATTCAATGGAGATAAGGAGAATTCTGATGGCGAAATCCGCAAAAAGCAATGACACCAATCTCAGAAAAGCGATAGTGGACATAGCCAAGGAATTGGAGTCCGTATTCAAGAAATATAGCAGACAGACAAGGACAAAAGCTTGGGAGAAAATAACAAGCAAGGATGGCGAAAAAGAGATCAGAAAGATACTTAATGACCCCGCTCGCCCTATTAATACTTTTCAGAAATTGGCCACAAAGAACGAGGCGATCCTAGGTTTTAAAGAATGGATTGACAGAAAATCAAAGTGAATTGTTCGCATTAATCTCCCGTGGTCTCGTAGATCAACAGCATCCGCAACAAGGCGAGTAATTTCCGCAGTTCAATCCTCCGCCGCATACGCAGTCTGTTACGAAATAGCCCGCGGACGATGTCACTCCTGGAGTCAAGACCCTTGTTGTGGTGCCCGGGTCTCCTCCGCAACACGGGGCGAACGAAATGCTGATGGAGCCTTGTCCTCCGACAAGTCGGTAACTTATGTTCCCTAGGTTTGTAAAGGTAGATGAAGAAGCCAAGTTTCCAGACAAAATTAAAGCCCCTCCATTGTTGTTGTCTGTTACCGTATAGGCTGTTGAGTTTGATGTATTTACTGCTCCGCTGGCCTGGTCGCAGTTGTTGTTGAACCATCTGAATCTCAATTCCAGCTGAGAAGTGCCTATTGCTATAGTTTGCGTGGGTGTGATTGTTTGCGTGGGTGTGATTGTTTGGGTTGGTGTCCTTGTGGGAGTTATGGTGGGAGTGATGGTTTGAGTGGGAGTTCTTGTTGGTGTAATTGTTTGAGTGGGAGTGATAGTTTGGGTCGGGGTTATAGTTTGAGTGGGAGTTTTTGTTGGTGTAATAGTTTGAGTGGGAGTGATGGTTTGTGTAGGGGT